GCCAGAGCCAATGTCTACATCACGGAACTCTCCGGGAGCGATCGGGGTGTCGTCTCCCTTGATGCGCAGTCCTCTGGATTTAAGGCCACCGGGCAAGTTGGACAACGTGCCAGCATCGATGAGTTGACGCATGATGCTTGTAGCGGATTTAGCAAAGCCTCCGATAAGATGGAAAAGCCCGAAGCCATAAGCTCCAAAACCCGGGATGTATTGGTAGTGCACGAAGTGCTGGCGCTTGAGTTTGAGTGGGTCATCTTCATTCCAGTTACGGCGCACGGACAACACATCGTTTGTGCCGCGAATGATTGTCACCACGTACGGAAGCGCAATCCCAGTGGGCTCGCCATCGTCGTCCATATCTTCGTGGCCCTTGATGTCCAAGTCAACGTGGCACTCAAGCAAAGTGAAGCGGTCGTCGTTCAGATCACTGAAGCCCGTCTCTTTGTCCTTGGCTTTCTGAATATCACCAACAATCTTGTCTGGCTCGCCAAGCTCTACGTCGCGGTAAAAGCCTGCTTGCTGAAGCTTCAAAATCTCGTTCTTGGTCTTGCGCATCACGTGCGTCACGCGGTAGCAAGTTTGAATGTCCGATGTGCCGTATGGCAGGATCATGTCCTCGGCAGGGATAAATATAGACACCTGACGGCCAAGCGCTGGGTCGTAGTACACCTTCTTAAAGGCTGAACCTGTGGCTGGCAGTGACCACAACATGCGCTCATGCTCAGGGCGGAACTCAACCATCTTCTCAGTCAGCTGGTAGTTCATGTCCGCTTCCACACGAGTGGCGGCTTCTTGTTTCTGCGGTGTCTCTTTACCCAGTATCTTAGTACGCACAGGCCCCTGCGCAGGGAATGTCTCAGTGATTGTCTCTGACTGGAAGCGCACAACGGCTTCTGTAATCATCGGGTGGAACACACCAGAGGCTCCGTTCCAAGGCTCGGTGCGCTCCTCCATCTGCAGACCCAAAAGCTTCAGACCTTCTGTATATGCTTTCTCCCAGTCCTTGCGGGAGTTCTTGTCCTGCTCGATGTCACCAGCCAAGTCACTGGCCAACGTCTCCAAGGCGCTATCGTCTACGTACTCAGCCAAGTTAGCGTCGAAGTCTTCGGCGGATGGCTCCTCTGGCTCGATCTCAATCTCCATGCCATCGATGCCGATCTTTACGGACTCAGGGTCAACGATCTCAATCTCGAGGGGAGACTCGTCCTGCGCCAATTCATCAATACCTGTGGGCGACTGATACAGCGCCTTGTCAATGTTCGTTGCCATGTTTGTTCCTAGTAGTAAGCCGCCTTGCGCGGTATGCTGTAAATCAAATCGTCTTTCTCATCCGAGTCAAGAGCGATGAAACCCCCCTGACGGAACCGCAAAAGCGCTTGTGTGGTCGTGTCCACAAAGTCATCGTGCTCCCCAACTGGGAACGCGGCCATCTCTTCGATCACTTCACGCGCCCAGCGGGTGTCAGGTGCCCAGACTTTACCTGAACTGAACAAATCCGCAACTGCATTTAGACGCACCATCTTGTCGTTGCCCCGAGACGGGCTGAACTCCTGCACCGGTATACCCATGGCACGAAGCTCTTGGATCAGAGGAGCGCCAGCGGCTTTCTTCTCCACGATGAACGCATCTGGCTCCCACTCTTTCCAGTGTTTCATGGCAACTTGCTTGAGTTCTGGGAAAGCCATGCGGTCTTTAAACGCATCGAGCAGGATAACCTGCGGCGTATCGTTCTCTTCCTCGTTGTAGAAGATGCCCCATGTCGTGCATGCCGAATAGTCGGAGTTATTCTTGACCTCAAACGCCGTATCCCACGACTGGATGACATAGTCACAGCGTGGGGGCTCATCGCCTTCCCAGATCCGCCACATTTTGCGCCCAACGATGGCTGAAGTCTCGGAAGTGGGCTGCTGCATGTACTGCGCGTTCCAATACCGTGGGTCAATCGACGCTTTTGTCGCTTTCAGTGCAGGCAGTGGCCATTGTTCTGGCCACAAAGACTTCTCGTCGTCCGTGTTCTCATTGAGAATGGCCGGAAGCTCTACGATTTCCCAAGGAATCGCCTCTGGGTTACGTGCTTGGTAGTCAATCAGGCGCCCAGTCAGGTCTAACAGCGACCATCTGGTCATAATCACAATGATCGCACCGCCCGGCATCAAGCGCTGCAGTGGGCCAGTCTGGAACCATGACCATGCGGTGTCAAAAGCTAGGCGTGAGTTGGACTTTACATCTTGTTCAGAATGTGGATCGTCAATAACAAATAGATCAGCGCCACGGCCAGCCAAAGCACCACCGACACCAGCCGCATAGTACTGGCCGCCAGCACTTGTAGACCATTTACCAGCCGCTTTTTGGTCGTCGGCCACCAGAGTTTGGGGGAAGACTTCACGGTACTCCTCCGAATCGATCAAGTTACGCACGCGCCGACCGAAGTCTTCGGACAAACCAGCGGTGTGGGTGCCCATGATGATCTTCTTGTTGGGATACTTGCCTAAAAAATACGCAGGGAACAGATAAGATGAAAATTCAGACTTACCCATACGTGGCGCGATGTTGATAATCACACGCTTTTTCTTGCCCTCAACCACATCTGTGAAGATTTTGGCCAGCTTCCTGTGGTGCGGCCCGATCTTAAAGCCCGGATAGACGCTTTGAGCGAACCCCAGCATGTTTGTTTTAGCCGCCTGCAAGCTGGCGCGTTGTTCTCTAAGCTCCAAATCCTCAAACAACTCTATTTTTTCTGCCAGCGTCATGTGCGGCAGGGCCTTGGCCATGGCTTCAAGCTCCAGCTTGCTGAGCGTTGTGAAGTTTTCAGGCTTCATCAGACTTTTCTTCCGTCACATCCACAACGTCAATGACACCCATGAACCTATTGAGCTTGTCCTTGATGCGGTTTTCCAGCTCTACGTCTGACATCTCGGTCTTCTTGACCTCGACACGCTCCGTAAACAGCGCGACTTCCGTGACTTTGCCCAACATATCCAAAGCTTTGAGCCTGATACGGGCGTCGGGGTGTTTGACTTCTTCAAGAATCTTAGCCACGGCAAAACCACGTAGCTCCTTGGCCTGCTCCACAAACGCCCAGTCGTAGGCTGTGAGCATTCCCACCAGATGCTGGACTGCCGCTGGCGCCTTTATGTTAGCAAGCGCTTGCTGTGTATTCTGTGGGGGTTGTCCTGTGACCAGTGCGGCAAACGATTGGCGCGCGGCTTGCGCGTCTGCCTTGGACTCTGCTTCTTCGTCATCAAGCTCTAAGTCTTTCAACCACTCTGCCGTCTTGACTTGGGCGTCAATGATGTCGGCGGGGTCAGCTTCTTCAAAAGGTATGACCGATGCCGCAGCTGCAGTCATGTCGACCACTTCTGGTTGAAATTCGCCGTGAATAAGATGTTCAAGCATTTTGCGTAGGTTGGTGCTGGCGTTGCACTTGTTGCCTCGTTGCGGTTAGTGTACACTTCTTTTCGGCAATGGTGCAAGTCTTCTTTGTATTTGTTCATTGCTTCTCCTTGAGGTTCGCCTCCTTGCGCCCCGGATCGAAAGGTTCGGGGCTCTTTTTTATGTGCCATGTCAAACGTTGGACAACGATCCTTGAAATTTTTTATAGTGGGGTGGGGGTGTTAAGTATCAGGTCTAGAAATTTAAGTATCTAGTTGAGGGGGTGGGGGGTCGGATTTTGGCTTTGAGATTTTTAAATCGTGGTTTTGGAAAATTGGATTTGCGGCTAAGGAATAGTGTTTATAGGCGACGCTGCCCCCACCTCAATTTAGGGGGCATGGGGGTATGGTGGGGTCATCACAATGGCAAAATGAGTACTTTCGTTCCTCGTATTTAGACCCTCATGGTAAAATAGAGGTATCGGTTAGGGAATCAGTCCTAGTCGATGCGGGGAGATTTCTCCCCGACAACAAACCATAGTCAACTCAAGGAGATCATCATGACTAAAGCAAACGCAATCAATGTTACATATCAACAGTTCGCAGAGGGTATCGGTCGCACAGATCGCATGACACTCGAAGCAAGCCTTGCATGGCACAAGGCATATGTGAAGCTCGACAAGGCTTCACAGTCATCATGGCGTGACGAGTTCGTCTTGAACTACATCGTAGGCAAGCTCGACATCACGATGAAGCAAGCGGAGATTATTTATGCTCAGACTCGTGCCAAACGCAAGGCAGATGACGAGAAGGCTGTCAATTCAGGCGGGGCTAAGTTTCGCCATCACATCAGTCGCCCTGAGAAATCAGACGGCAGAACTGTTCAGGTCAAGTTCACCCGTGAGCAAGTTAGTGCTTGCGACAATGCGCTTGCGGCTTTCGAGGCTGAGACACTTGCCGAGCAGATCAAGATGTTGCGTGCTTACCTCGCTACGCTTGAAACTAAATAATCTTGGGGAGATTTCTCCCCGACACCGCACGAGAGATGCTTGTGCGGTGTTTCATTCTTTGTCCAATCAAACTTTATCAACAATCTCAAGGAGTCAATAATCATGAAACCATCAGCAGTCATCTCGCACATCTTGTGCGCTCTCGCCCTTGTCACATCCATCATCGTTGGCTTGTGGGGCATGAACGAATACGGCGTTGCCCCATTGTGGGCATTGCTCACCCTTGGCGGATCGTTCTTGTTCGGCACTCAACTCATGCTCATCATCACAGGAGAACAGTAATGCGTAACTTAATCCAACCCACAACCAAAGAAGTCGGCATCATCACCATCAGAGGGCGTGACTACCATATGCAAACCATCAGCTACGGCTCACAACATCATGTCCATGTATTCCGCAAAGGTGCGCTTCATCTGCGTGGTCTTGTATTCGAGAACCAACAGGCATACGAGGCATGGAAGAACGGCATGCACCAACTTGACCTCCCATTTGGGGACAAATCTCCCCGACATGCACTATAGTTCAAGATTATTGAGGCAAAAAACCAGTCACGGCCAAATGTCCAACACTACAACCCGCAAACTAATTTGCGTGTAACCCCGCAACCCGCATGAATACTAGCGTTGCGCAAAAACTGTCCATTCTATCTATCTTATTATTATTATTATATATTTATATATATATACATCAGGGGGTGAGCATTTCCGCTTTCTCAAAGACATTGATTCTTTGGCTGGCTTTAGCTTCCCAGAAATAAGATAGATACATAGGACACTTTTCGTGCTAAGCTAGTACTGGTGCGGCTTCCGAACCTACACGGAAATTAGTCACAGCCCCGTAGTGTTGGACATTTGTCCGCCTCTCAATTTTGGAGTCAATAATCTTATGTACGAAACATACCTCAAACTCAGCGCCAACGAGCTTCACAACCGCTTAACCGAGCGCAAACTACACCCCGCAGAGATCGAAAGAATAAAAATGGAAGTCTCTGAGTTGAAGGAGACGCTACGCGTCTCACGCATCACACGCACACAGCGCAAGGCAGAATGGGACAAGGTGCTGCAACCCCTGCGCTACGAGATCAATAATGCCAAGGTTGGTATGAGATACGGCGGGGAGAAATCTCCCCAAGTGGAACGCCAACACGCCTTTGGCGAGTACATCAGGGTCATGGAGAAGCTGCTTGCCATGCTCGATGCCCCATTCAAAGCGCTAGATCACACGCCCATACAGATTGCTCGTGACAAGGGACTGCCCAACGATGGCGAGCCTTGGACTGATTGGATACCTGCAAGGGTCAAGGACAAGGTAAGCACCCTGTTCGATCAAATCGAGGTAGTACCCAAGGGCAAGCGCAAGACGCCCTTCCAACGCACGATGCTACCTGACCAGTTTAATAAAGCTAAAACAAGATTATTGACCAAGACAAGGAAAGAGATGGAAACGCTCGAACGCAAGATCGCAGTCAACGCATCAGACGAGCGCACAAACAAACTCAAGCAGATGCAACGAGCCATCAAGATTATTGAGTCACTCGATAAGAACGAAGCTGTGCCTGCAACATGGACAAAACTCAACATGGGGGAGGGCTGACTATCAACATTCTTTCTTTTGGGGAGATATCTCCCCGAGGGAATTCCCTGTGCTCGGCGCTTGGGCAACGCCGTTCACCATCCGCAACCTGCCTACAAGGAGAAACAAAATGAATCAAAGACTACAAGCAATCATCGAGAGAGCGTACACGCTCTCTGCGCAGGTGCTCAACGGCGACAAGCCAGACATTGCTTTGGCAGAAGAACTTAGCGGTGAGACAGCAGAGCTGTTAGCCCACGCCCGTGGCGACACGGGTGCGTTCGAGTCCGAAGAAGTTATGGACATGGAGTTGGTGGCGCTCGTCAAGCAATTAGGAGAAAGTAAATGAAAGCAATCTTAATCAGCGTGGCGGGGATGATGCACCCGCCATTCAGCAACCACTTCACAGACAAGTGTGTCATCTTACCCGCAGAGTTATCTGACTCGATGCGTGATGAGGTGCTGCGCAACTACTGTGATGTGTTCTATGTGTTCACCTCTGGTGATCCTATCGTGGGCGAGCATCGCTCGTTCTCTATCTACTCGTACGATGTACTCGAAGAAATGGAGGTTCCTGCGGTCTGTTGAGATCGTGTGTTAGTTGTTCAATGTGTTAGTCGGGGAGATATCTCCCCAATCTTTTTATATAACTCAAGGAGAATATTATGTTTGAATTCGTATCTTTCCGTATTGAGAATGTGAGCTTGCTA